GTTTCCTATGAAGGTTATCTGTCGCAGCACTGTAATCCCCAGAAAGGAATTCCCTCCCTGGATATCTCCAATCTAGTTTACTTGAAAAGTCATTCATAATCTCCTCAGTAAGTGGTCCACCTATCAATTTGAAGGTGGGATGCTTTCTAAGATGACCATGAATAACTTTTTGTAGCATTCTACATCGGTGATATTCAAGGGGTGGTCCCGCTGTGATAATCCTGGCCTTCGCAGGTTCCAGAACTGTGTGTACCTCGGCAGGTAAAAGACAATCGATAGGCTCAGATGACTCTCTGTTCATCACTTTTGCTCTAGCGAACTTGCTATATCTACCGAGTTGGAGACCGATCTTCTCCAACATCACAGGGGCAATCCTACTCCACTGGTAGGAAGGAACAAAGTCCTCACGTAAATATCCTCTCAGCTCCAACAGCCTCTTATTCACTTCAACAAACCCAAGGAAGTCAGTGAAACCTAATGGCTCTCTTTCAGAGAGAGCACATTGGGCTCCACCCCACCTTCTGGAATAATTGTAGTGAGAAGAGGATGAAGGCACTCTGTCAGGCCAGCACCCAACTTTAAGATTCTTCCCAAAAACCTCGTTCACTGTTCTGCGAACTTGGTCCTTGAGGATCCTCGGAAAGTCAAGCTTTCTGTCCTCACAAAGCGCCTTTCGATGCTTGAGAAGGGCCTCTCGCTCCAGCTGCTTTGAGATTGGGCTCCAAGCTCTTTTCGATTGAAGAAAAGAGTAGGCAATCTGTGCAACCTGCGAAGAGAACCGGCGAAGAAATAATTTCCTTGTGATCCATCTGTAATCAGTATTACCGAAAAGGTAACCACTAATTCCAAGTTCACAACAAGGTTTTTCTTTCTTCACAAATTCGTGAAGATCTTCCTGCCTTGAAGAACGGGCGAAAATGTATGTCAAGTGAAACTTGAGTACCTTTTCTCCCTTCTCCATGAGAGAAAGCAGGAAATATTTAACGAAGAAGGATCTCTGATCAGATTCCTCTACGGAGGGTCCACCACAGACGGAAATCACGTCCATGGTTGCAGTGAGCCAGCTTTCAACTGTTGTTATTCGGGAACTCAAAAAGACATTTAAGTCTTCGAATTCGGCAACAGGATCAATACACGTCTTCTCAAGACGTGCAACCAAGTCTCTATAACAGACAATTTCAACTCGTGGGATAGACTTCAAATTAAAATAATTTGAAACCCACCGAACAAGTGAATTGTCGTCATAAATCCAAGGGGACTTTAACGACTGTACCAATCGGGAGGTCAAGGTGGAACGTCCACTGAACGAGATTTTGTTCAGAACGGTACGGGACTCCATGATTCCTTTAGTGATGCAAGCTGGTGAGAGAAACAATC